GCAAGGGATTAGTTGGGAAGGTCATCTGGCAGGGTTTATTGGTGGTGCGATAGCGGGGTATTTAGATGCAAATTCTCAAAGAAAATTGGAGGCAAATTAAATGTATTTGCAACAATCTGAAACCCAGACCTCCCCCCAGATAACAGGATTGATGGTATTTAATTGGTCAATGGGTTTGCTGAGTTTATTGTTAGTTGGTTTGATAACTTCTGAAGTTGTCAGGCTAATCAATAAACCAACAGAGGAGTTTCAAAAGTTTGTAGCCGTAGCCAACCTTTCAGGTTATGAAAAATGCCTGAAAAACAAAGGTGGCGAAGGGTGCAAAGAACAGCTAATTATTGAATGGAGAAAAAGAAATGGCAACTAAATTAGACGGTTTACGCAATCGTTTTTCAACTGGAAACATTATCAAAGAAGCTGGCACGGGCGCTAATTTCTCTAAAGTGATGAGTCCAACAGGAAAAGGTGATATCACGCCTTATAACCGTGAACGCTCCTATGCAGGAACCGATGAATTTGACCAACAGTTTAATATTTCTGACCGAGTTAACCCATCTGAAAATGAAGCTAAGGGAGCTAAGATTATTGCCGAAAATGCAATCAAAGCAGCATCAAATAAAAAGGTAATTGTCGAAGCTCAATTGAAAGTTGACAAAGCACGGACTGAATGGTACGAAGCTGACCAACAATATGTTAAAGGTGTGGCAGAAGGTTCATTGAAACGTTTTGAGGAAAAGATTCAAACTCAAAAAATGTTAGATGGTCAAGCTCCTAAATATATGCAAATCGTTGGTAATTACGCTAACGAAAATGTAGGGGCTGTTAACGTGATGCGCCAGTTGGACAAAATTGAAAACTCGATGAAACTGTAAATTTATTTGGGGGTGAAACATTCCCCCAATCAAAACATGAAACTATGGAAAGTCAAAAAGTTTTCAATCTTTGGAACAGGTTTATCTTGTTCCTTTTTGTTATCACATTTTGCTTTGCTTTATCCTGAAGCTAGAGTATTGCTAATTTGTCTTTATCTGGGTTCAATCGTTGGTAGTGTTATTTTATATTTAATTTCTGACAATCAAGAATCTGTAAACTCTGATGAATTAGTTTTTGGTGCTATAGCTTTATTGATTGGTGTTTTTTATGCTTTAGGAATAGGTCAATCTTGGATAGTTTTAAGATTATTATTATGGATTTTATTGTTGATTGTCACTGTTTCAATTTGGATATATTTCACATTACCTCAACCTGAAAATAATGAATAACTCAACTACACCTGAACATTTAAAAAATCCTCACCTGTCAGCATGGTCAATAGGTCTAACCATCGCTGGTTGTAGTCTGGCGATGTTTTCACCTTTGGCAATCAACAAAAACCCACAGTTAGGGATTGTTGGTACATCTGCGGGTGCGGTGCTATCCATTGCGGGGTGGGTGATGGGGAGCCAATCAGAGAAATCAATCAAGCTACAAGCCAAGGTAGAGGAGCAAACCGAGGCTATATTCCTGCGGCGGTTGGGGATGGAATATGAGTTAGAAAAATTTAGGGATATTAGATATTTGAACGAAAGTCAGCAAGCGATCGCGCAGCCTAAAAGCCATGATCAAACATTACCACCATCGCAACAAAGACGGTCGGATGACAATGAAGGGAATCTTCACCGGAGTCAATTGATGGTTTTAGACCGAGAGAGTCCTGTGGAATATAATCAAGAGAATCATGATATCTATTCAGATGAACTATCATTTATTCCTTGCGATATTCCCTCCAATCATATCTTAAACTTCTATAACTGGGATAAGTTAGCCGATGAGTCTTCGGGAATATTAATCGGGGGAAATTCTGGGAGCGCAAAAACATCTCTAGGTGCTGGTTTCGTGATTGGCAAACTAACTGAGCATAAACCCGCCGAGGTGATTGTTTTGGATATCCACGCTTCAAAAAACCCTATCTGGCAACAAATGGGTTTCCCTAGGGTTGAATCAGATGTTGAAATAATTTATCAGATTTTGTGCTGGCTAATTGAAGAAGTCGAAAACCGAAAAGAAAAAGACGGGCATTCTATCATTGTCTGCTTGGATGAAATCAATGATACGATGTCCGAGTTAGCACAATTAGACACTATCAAACCATTGCAAAACAAGGAAAAAAGAGTTAAGACTTTTACTTATGCGATTCGGAAACTTTCTAATGCTAGAAAATTTGATATTTGTTTAATCGGTTTCATGCAAAGTCATAACACCGAAGCAATAGGAATTGATGGGAAGTTTAGAAATAATTTCCTTTTAATTCTTTGTGGTGCTAGTGCTAGGAGTGAGATTCAAAACTTGTGGAAACATGACACCCCTGAATTTCAGTACATCCAAAGTGCTGCCTATCCTGTTGTTGTTTGTGGTTCTAATCAGCATCAAATCGCAGAACACCCAACGCATAAACATCATCTTGAGTATAGAAAAAAAGGCAATGCTCCTGATGGTTTATTAAATCCTATTTTTTTAAATAAACCAATAGATGTTAAAATAGTTCCATCACCTAATATCAATCTAAAAAAAGATGATGTTCCTAAAGTGCTACAATCAATAAATCCCTTAGATTGTAATACCTGGCAATCAATAGATTATCCCAGTGGCTTGCAATGGCTACCACAACACGAAGCGGGAGTATATTGTGTATTTGTTAGCGGTTATCAAAACCCTCTTTATGTAGGTCAATCTAAAGACCTTTGGAGACGTTGGAACAATAAAGGTGACTGGGAACATCATGTTAAAAAACATCTTGAATCAATTGGTGACGTATCGGTGAAAATAGCTTTTTACATCACAAAAAATTGGGATGAGCAAAAACGTTTAACTCTTGAGTCAGAATTACAAGCTAAATATAAACCTTCGTGGAATGGAACAGCTAACAAAACATTACCCGATAAAACACTTTCTGAATCGGCTCAAGCGGTGTTTAATTTCATCAAGGAAATATTTAAGGGTGAACCTATACCAGCCCGTGACTGTTACCGCAAATCATCACTCAGAACTCAGTTTGGATTAAATGCTGAAACTACTGAGTTGATATTTGATGAATTGCAAAATTTTGGTTTAGGTCAAAAACTAATCAAGGAAATTAATGGTTTCAGAAGTGTAAACTTTTTACCTGATATGTAGTAGAACCCCTGATTTATCCTATAAGCAAAGCAAAACACAAGCCCATGAATTATCCCGAAGTAGTCGAATCAGTCTACAGTCAAATCCTGTTAATCCCAGAACCCAATCCCATCCCCAAAAACAAAGACTTTATTTTGATGGCACTCTATCACCGGACGACAAACCCTAAAGCCAAATACCCCCCGTGAAGGGGCTGTCAAAACCATTCTTGATCTTGGTTTAGAGTTTGCTCCTGTTGAGGATTGGAACATCAGCTTAGAGGATTACAACGCCGCCAAACTAAACCAACAAACCCGATGGTTGGCGTGGCGAGAGGGGCTAACACCTGTTAACTCAGGGATGAAGAAAACTATAGATAATGAACAGGAGTTTTAAATGAAAAAATCCAAACCAAAATCAGACTATCCAGAGATTGTCGAGTTAGTTGTTGATACTGCCAGAAAGCGCGGCGGGAATCAATTATTAACAGATGTCAATTGGGTAACTAAGACCTTGTTCAAATATCAGAATGGTGTGATTCCCTTGACTGATACCGACTCCGATTGCGTCAGGATTGGAGAGGAGTTAAGACCCCGTTATAAGTGGCAGATCACCAGAGATCATGTAGCTTTTGCTAATCAGAATAGTATTAAGAAGGGATGGAAATAGTTATGAAAGATTTGGAAAGTTTGCTGAATGAAGTAGAAGAAATATCGAAAGAAATAGCTAGTCATCATTACACTATTTTTAGATTTAGTAGTCATTTTAAGGGTGCTTTTGGAACGCCTGACAGACTAAGACTTGAGTTGCCACACCTTCCGGGTTTTGGTACGTTGAGAGAATTATTGATCTGGATGATTGGTGAACAAGTTAATTTCTGGGATATCGAAACAGAGAATATCGAGGGTTTTAGAATTCACAATGGGGTTTATTACAAAGAGGAAGATTTTACCAATGACATCTAGGGAACAATTAGAATATATTTGGTTAGTTGATAGCTTGGTTTTATCTGAAACAGGGAAACACATTGACAGTTTAACCAGGAAAATTATTGAGGGGATATTAACAGATAATACCTATTCAGAGATAGGTGAAAAGTTAGGCTATGATCCGGGTTATATTGGCGATAAAACAAGAATAATGCTTAGGATTTTGAGCAAAAAGACTGGCGAAATAGTTAATAAACAAAACTTTTCCTGGGTACTTGAAAGGGTTTTAAATGTTGCCCACAGTCCATCAATCATTAACCTTGCAAATATAAAATAATGATCAATACTTTCATCGGAATTGACCCAGGAAAAACCGGAGGAGTTGCTATCATCTCTCCATCGGGAATCAAACTCATTGATTGTCCAGTTATTGAGATAAAAACTAAGGTTAAAAGCAAAAAGCCAAACCTCACGCTATTTAATCAGGTTGCGGACAAGGGAACAGTCAAGTCCAAAACTAAAATCACAACGAAGTCAAGCCCTGCATTAATGGCATCGGAGTTAGCACAGTCAATTACCTCAAACTCAATAATCGCCATAGAGAGCGTTCATTCAATGCCAGGACAGGGAGTTAGATCAACCTTTGATTTTGGGATGAATTTTGGCATCTGGTTGGGAGTGATCGCAGCGTTAAATATTCCTATGGAGTTGGTGACCCCTCAAGAATGGAAAAAGCATTATGGCTTGATAGGGAAAGACAAGGACGCATCAAGGATTATTGCGGTGCAGTTATTCCCCCAGATGGCTATGGAATTGAAGCTCAAGAAATACAACGGTCGGGCGGAGGCACTTCTCCTTGCTGAATATCTGCGGCGCAAAGCAGGAGGCCAGGACAAAGTAGGAGTATAGGGTTTCTAGTCTTTGCCAAATAAAAAGCACTTCTAAATTAATAGAGGTGCTTTTTAGATCGTCAATCCATGTTTACTTTTTTATTTTAGCTTTTTTCCATGCTGCATTAACTTTTATTAGCAACCCAGGAAATGTCCGACTCCAAAGAATCCCAGACAAAGCAAATCCAATCATGGCAGCTTTTGTACAAGGGTCGCATCTAAAATCAAATCCCCCACTTCGACCGTCTAAGGTTTGATAAACTATCACTTCATTGTCAGCACTTGCGTCTTTTGTCATGCTTTTGAGCCACTTAACAAAAATATCAAGGTCGGATTCAAAAACCATCTGAGTAATCTTATCTTCCAATAATTCCAACGCTTCTTTCATAATCTATTTTTGATTAAATTACTACCATTTAGAAGTTTGACAAACAATTCCCCAACCCTCAAAAATTTCCTCAAATCTTTGAGGTTGCAATCCAAAATAAAACAGGGTTTGGGAGAACCTGTTTTGGTCTTGTTTTTTTCCTTCCGCCGCCCGTTTGGGACTGTAGAATGTGAGTCGGGTTGAGGGTAGGCAGAAGCGATCGCACCGATTCAAAGCCTTTTTATACCAGGCTGTACTGTTGTCAGTATTGGTTAACAAAAGGGCTTCCGCTTCCGTCTCGTTCAGGGTTTGAATTAATTTGTCAACAACCTTCTCAACAAATCCCGCGCTGTAGGGAGGGTTTAACCAGAGTGTCTTAGCCCTCCAGTTCTGTTTAAATCCATCATCTTGAATTGTGAATATCTTTTGAGCTTTTACCGTTCGGTTGGCAAGTTCACAGCTAAAAGGGTCTAATTCAGGAAATCCATAAAACTCATGGACTAAATCAATCAAATCAGACGGGGTATAATTTTCGTTTGAATCAAGAATTACGGGTTGTGTTTCAAATAGTGAAAGTTGTTGTATAATCATTATGTTGTTGCTTTGTGTGTTTGCTTTTTAAAAGTATCTGAGATTCTCTACAAACTCAGATACTTTTTCTTTATTATAAGGTATTTGTGTTAAAATAAATATTAACTTAAATGTTAGTAAAATTATGAAATCAGAAAATAAGAAATGTGGTTTTGCTGCTATGAGCCCAGAAAAACGTCGGGAGGTTTCTAGCAAAGGGGGTAAAGCATCTCACGATAAAGGAACGCTTCATAAATTCACGCCAGACGAGTGTAGCGATGGTGGGGTTTCCACATCACGAAACAAAGACTACATGACTGAGATAGGTCGTAAAGGCGGCAAGACATCTCGTGATAAAGGAACACTGTACAAGTTCACTTCTGAAGATTGCAGAAAAGCGTGGAAAAGATCAACATGAACAAATTTAGATAAGAATTGAGGAAATAGAATGACAACAGAAACAGCACTAACGGAAATAGCTGCGCCGTCGATTGTGGGGTATTTACTCGACAATCAAGGAAAGACAATTAAGTGCAAAGCAACGATAAACTCAAAGGGATATATAGTTTTTTATCCCGTGGACGAGGAGTGCGATCGCAATGCCAACAACGACTGATTATGTTAATGTTTTCGTGTTATAATAATATTGGTGGAAAGATTCTCTCTTAAAGCTACCCGGCATCCGCTTGGTGGCTTTTTGTTTTATGGGTTTGGGTGTTAGAATATTATTGGAGAGATCAGAGGGAGAAATGCCAACGACAACTGATTGTGTTAGCTCCGATTGTAGAATGGTGATAAATAAACCGAGGGATGAAACGGAATTAAATCTATCCCTGGTTTAAAAATATATGGAATATTTCCCACACCCGTACCTTCAGGAACTATTAAACTGTTACCATTTAATAATCCAATCATTTTAGAATTAATATCTAATTCGGTATTTAAGTGTAATTTTGTTTTTTCAAATAAACTACCATTATTTTTAATTTTAATACTCCATAATCCCGTAGGATATAAAGCTAAAATACTACCATTACCTAATAATGAAACACCTTTACAAGTTGCATCATTTGGGTCAATACTATTTGAATTAATCAAACTATTTGAAGCATAATCATAAACCAAGCATTTATTGTTATATCCAGGCTCAGGAAATAAAATCAATAATTCATCAACTGTTATTATTGCATGGGAATATCTTTTATAATTTGTCAATTCAGAAATCTCGGTTAAAACTAAACTTCCTAAATCTAATATCGCAAATGCTTTAGTTCCTGCAATCAAAAATATTTTACCATTGGGCAATAAATATGCCCCGTTATAAGCGGGTGTAGAACCTCCTGAGAAAACAGTTGTAATCTTTTGAACACTATCATCTAAAGGATTATAAATCGCTGCATACAAGGCATTGTACGGGGGAAAGAACACTCTACCATCGGGTAATAAAGTCCCCCCCAAATATCTGTTAGTTGTGACTGTGATTATTTCTTCCTCCCATGTTGAGGTGATGTTGAAAGTGTTTGCTTGACTGTTATAAATTAACGGTTGTTTCCAATTTCTAGGGGGGAAAACAATTGTTTTTTTATCAGCACATAAAACACCTTTCCCATAACTAGGCGAGTTGGTCGCATATTCATGGTTAGCAAAGTCTTGACCCCTTGAATTTGTCAAAGGGTTGTATATTGCATAACCCCATGTTTTCTCGGTGAACTTGCAGAAAACATTACCATCAGCAAGTAAAACCATGTTATCAATTCTTTTTAAAAAAGCACCTGAATCAGCAACAAATAACATAAAATTTACCCTCTATTATAAAAAGCACTTAAACAAACTTCTTTAGGTAAAGTCCCTAATGAACTATCCCAAATTGTAAAACCATTGTTATCTAATGCTGTACCATTGGTACAATAAAACATTTTTCCTGATGGTAGCATAACCATACCTTTAGGATTTTGCTGCAATGTCGGCATGGTGGTATAGCCAACATTAGTCAAAACATTATTTGTGATATTGTATTTATTTATTTGTGTGACATTAGCTAAGAAAACATCACCATCAGGAGAGATTCTAACAAATGCAACTGGTTGCGTCCCGGTCATCCCCTCTTGGCCAATTATTTTTTTACTGTATATGTCAATTAAATTCAACCCAAAATCATTACCAAAAACAGCTAATCCTCCATCATAAAGTAATGAACTTTTTGATGCTTGGTCACCCGCAAATCCATTTAAAGATATTTGCTCCCAAACATTATTAAATGGGTTGTAAATATAACAGGTTTGTGTCTGACCATCCGCATTGATTAATAATAATTTACCATCAGGTAATAATGTTGTTGATATTGGTGATTGAGTCAGCAATACTGACGGAATGTTAGGAAAGTTTTCTAAGTATGTAGTTTTTGGGTTAAAAACACCGAATCTGTGAGTAGTATAGTTACAAATAGCAACTTTTCCATCACGCATTAATGATGCACCGTTGACAGCAAAAGTCCAATCATTAAGTGTTTGATATGTTCCATCTTCATTGACCAATAACCAACTTCTTCTATTTGAAAATGAAACTCCACAAAAAAGCATTCTACCATCTAACAATAAAACCCTTGGGTAATAATCGGAATTCGGTAAAACAAAAGTTGTAAAAGTATTATCATCAGGGTTAAAAATATAACCCTTTGATGAACCACCATTTTCTGTTCCACAATAAACTTTACCGTTAAAATGTAAAACAGCACCCAAAGGTTTATCAGCTATTGCTCCGGTTCCTACAAACGTAAAAGGCATATATACCCCCAATCAGTTAACAATGAACTACTACTAATATAATCTATTTTATTATTTTCTGTTATTGCTTTATCTAATCTTATTCTAATACTATCATAATTAGTCAAAGTGTTCACATCATTATCAAGATAACCTCTCTTATTTTCTATAGTCTGAAAATAATATTGTTTGTTGATAAAACTAAAATCTGTTAGTGTTGTATTTATATCATCTGGTGCTAATTTTTGATTATCTAAACTTGCTTTAAAATGTTGACTACTTATATAAGAAAAATTAGTCAATAATTCACTGTTACCAACTTCAAAATTATAGCTTTCTTCGGTGATTTCATTGGCATTGATAACCGGAATCAATCGAGGTAAAATATCATCCCATGAAACTAATACATAAGATTTTAAATCAACTCTATTCTGAGATATTCCATTGGTTATTAATGCTTTAGTCAAAGTCCAATTTGCTAATTCAAAACTATCACTTTTTTGAGTTGAATTAAAAAATTTCCAACAACCTAGAGTAGCAGGAATATCTTGCGGATTTTCAACAACACCGGTTTTACGCCAAACATAAATTGCTTGGTCACTACCCATACCAACAAACATGAATAAACCATCTTCATCGGTACTGTCAAAGGTGAAATTATTAGTTAGCTCCTGAGTATTTGCCACCCAGAAGGCACTTGATTTGTAATTAGGCATAAGTTAATCCCTTAATTTTAAGCGGTCTTCTCTCGTCATGCTAAACGGGTCAATATAATCACCTCGCTCTTTCTCTTTTTCGTCATCGGTTCTAATCGCTGTCACAAAATAAACCAAACTTTTGTTATCAATATTATTTATTTTCGGCAACTTAACTGGCGATGAACGTCTAAACTTTGCATTGTCAGAAAAATTGAAAATCTTTTCATTGTCAGAAATATAAGGGAATTTCTGCCTTCTTCCAACATTGGCAGCAAGGTTATCATCCCTCAAATCCGCTAGATCATAAAATCCGTAGTATTTTTGGGTTGGATAATCAAAACTTCTTGGGTAATTATCTGAAACCCCCTTGAGGATTGCGGGGGTTATCCATGCGGGGTTTGTCCTTGTTCCAGAATAACCAGGGTAAAATCCATAGACGACACTCGTTCCTGTGCTTCCGTAAGTCTTGATGGTATGCGATGCGTCGTTGTTGACAGTCTCGATCTCTGCTATCTTAAATTGCGCTCTTGCTGTTCCGTTTTTTAGGGAATCAACAAATGACCTACTGCCAACCATCTCACCTACCCTAACGGTATCTTGAACGGGAAACGACAAACCTAGCGCAAAATTGTCAATGGCATCATCTTCTCCTGCACTTATTTTTTCAGCAAGATACAAGTCATCATTTGAATAATTTATATTATTGTAGTACCTAATAACATCATCGGTGACTAACCCAGTTCCCAGTGTGTAGCCTTCACCTTTGTAATAAACGCCAAAAGGAAACCCATAGATAAACTTAATGTCATCTGGTTTATAAGAATTTGCTCCTACATAAAACTTGCTAAACCTTTGAGCAGAAAAGACTGAATTAAAATCGCTGTCCTTTTTCGGCATCGGTACTTCGCGGCTGATAACATAACCCGATACACCCCCCATTGATGTACTCAACCCTTGAGAATTTAATTTATAAGCAGATTGGCTATAGCTACTCCCATCTCTGCACAGGTTATCTGATGTTGGGAAAAAGAAATAAGGATTCAAAAAACCATCATAATCTAGTTCTTTTATCCATTCTGGTAAGCCTGTTATAACACCATCTCTAATTGGGTAATATCTAACACTTGGAGAGTTACCATTAACTTCAATAACAGTTAATCTTCTAAATTGAAAACAACAATAATTGTTTTTGCAATTCCTTTTTATAGCTAAATCAGATCCAATAGTTTCAAGTTTTATCTGCTGTTCAGCACCTTCTAGTAATAAAAAAACATGGTGATTCATTGCTAACGAATAGGCTTTAGTATTGGAATACAGATTTAACGAATTTGGGACTAAAGGTTCTAGCATTTCGCCAACGGGCTTGGTTTTATCAAAATTAAACTTTTCTCTATTCGTGAGTAGAATTTCGGACATTTTACCAGGGAATAGACCCCAATTAGAGCCAATATTTTCCGACCAAGTAAAGTCATCTAAAATCACATCCAAAGGGTGTATCCAATCATTGGGAATAGCGTCATCATCTTTTGTTTCAGGATCGTTGTCTGGCAAGCTCCCAATTATGTTGATCGGAAAAGTACATAAAAGTTCACTAGCCGTTGTCTCATATATTTTAGTGTTATTAAAATATATCTCCGCCATGTATTTTGAATTTGGTGCATCAATAATATCTGATTTTTTCTTAGGTAATTTTTCTCCAGCTTGACTGTGGGACGGTTGACCACCGCCACCGCCACCGCCACCGCCACCGCCACCGCCACCACCATTATTGTAGTAAATATCAAAAGGTAAAAAACCGGGGTTGGGAGACACTGCAATTTTCTTTATGACAG